GATTTCTACACCAGTATTACCGAATGCCCCTTTCTGTCAAGTTTTGCGGGTTTTCGCGGGAGCGGTACAACCGCGTCAGACCGAGCGAAATCTGCTACGGATTGGCGCAGCAGCCGGACGTGCCACCGCCCGACTGCCACTTGACCAGCGCCTTTGCCGGAGGTCGCCGTGCCCACCGATTACTCTATCACTGGCCCCAGCCAGCGCGCCCGAGCCCGTAGGGCTAGCCCGAGTCGCCCTCAAACGAGGTGAACTGCCTGCCGCGAGTGCGGGAGCTGGCAATCGGAAATGCACCACGCCGACTACGCCCGCCGCTCGACGTGATCTGGGTCTGCAAGCGCCACCATCGGTCCATGTTTCACGCACGTCCGAAGCCGAAACCCAAGGCGAAACCGCAACGCCCGAAATGGATCGAATGGCTGCTAGAGGTGGCCAACGCTTCGGAGACTCATGCCACGCGACGCCGACATCGCGCTGAAGCCGCAGGAGCGCGTGGCGCTCCTTGAGATGCTGGTGGCGCTCATCGAGTCCAACGAGCCGAGCGCGGTGCTGGCGAGCCTCCAGCGGATCGCCGAGCGGCGGGCCTTCGGGGTCACGGTGGGCCGAATCGAGATGGACGAGGCGAACCGCTGGATACGCTTGGCCGAGGTCTTGAGCGAGGTCAGGGAGAAACTTCGTGACGCTTGAAGGCGATCCACATGCTAAGAGCTGGCATTGCCCTGCGCATGCTAGCGTCTCGGAAAGCCTTAAATAAGCCCTACGGTCGCCGCCTCAAGGCGGGGGCGGGGGCTCAGGCTCGTTGGGTTTCGGCCTGCGGGCGCCGCCCACCATCAGCGCCAGCAGGATGTCGATCAGTCCTTTGACGTAGTCTTTGACGGTCGCTGCTGCCTCAGTCGTGAAGCAGGCGTGCGGCAAGTCGAACACGCGGCATCCGATCACGCCCGTCCCGATCACGCTGAACGAGACGACGATGACAAAGGCGAACAGCACGAACGCCCCGGACTGGATGTCGATGTCGCGCGGAAGGGGCATTCGGTCACGGCGTTAGGCGAAGCCGGTGCGCGTGCCCCGGTTGTCGATGGTCATCGCCATGTGGCGCGGCGCGCCTGACGTCAGGCCGAGATGCACCCAAGTGTCGTACTCGTGGATCAGTTGATCGACGCCGAGCGCCTTCAGGTGCGGCCGGAGCGCCTTGCAGATCGCCAGCGGCGTGCCGAATCCGGGGCAACTAAAATCAACCGCCAGCCCGCTCATATGGGCGCTCGACGTTGAGCCCCCGACCGCCGCATTGACCGCTGGGCTGCGATAGCCCGAACTGATCAGGATCGGCTTGTCGCCGAGGATGGTCCGCACCTCCTCCATCGTTTCGGCCGTGCGCTGGAGGTTCTTGCGTTCCTGACTGCCAGCGCCCGGCACGTTGTGGATGCCCTTGCGCGCCGCCGTCTGCGAGTCGGTGAACTCTTCCAGCGTGAAGTGGGGCGTGAGCTGGGTCAATGCTCCACCTTCACGTCGCGCCCGTCCGAGTTGGGGCGCACGCCTTCCGGCTGCGCCTGCTGCCGGAGCTGCTCCCCAATCTTCATGATCAAGGGATTCGCCACGCTCCAAGGGGCTTGCGCGAGGATTTGCAGGAGCTGGTTCCACTCCTGCGGATCGAGCCGAACTTCAGCCACAGAAGTTGTCTCCATACCAAGGCACGCTCACCCTTGCGGGGCCGCAACCGCCGTCAGACGAAACGGGCGCGCAAAATTCGGTGACGATGCACACGCCCGGAGCGCCCACCGCGCCGCCGACCCCGTTGATGTTCATCAGTTGATGGATGACCCCGCCCGAACCCCCGGCCCCGGCGCTGTACCCCGGCTCGCCGGGAAGCGACGCCCCCGGCCCGACTTTCAAGGCTTGCCTGCCGCCGCCGAACGGACCCGTTCCTCCCGAGCCCCCGGCCATCGTCGGCCAAGCGGTCGCCGTGCCGTAGAAGCTGTCCCCCATCCCGCCGTCCGTCCCCCAACACACGAAGTCGCCCGTTCCGCCCTGACCGCCGCCCCCGCCGAGGCCATTGTTGGCGCCGAGATCATTGCCGTTTCCGCCCAAACCGCCGTTGGCGACGCACAGCGCCCCGAAGCTGGTCGCGCCGCCGGGGCCGCCATTGTAGACGCCAACCGGCGGCGCCGCGCCGCCGGGGCCAACCGTGACCGCAACGCCGCCCGCGACCAAGGCCGCAGGCACCGCTTTCCGCGCATAGGCTCCGCTGCCGCCGCCGCCCGCGCCGCAGGAGTGCAGATCGTCTTGGGTGTAGGCGATCCCCGACGCGCCGCCGCCGCCGACGCACTCGACCACCGCCGTCACCAGCCCCGGCGAGGGCGTGTACGTGCCAGAGGCGGTGAACACCTGAATGACGACCCGACTGCCGTTGAAGGGCGCACAGGTCGCCGGGTTGACCGGGAAGGGGAAGCAGGGAGCGTTCATGCGGCCTCCAAGGCGGTCACGCGGGCCGCCAGCGTCTTGACTGCGTTGACCAAGGCAAACACCAGATTGGACACGTCCACGTTGCGCAGATCATCGACCGGCTCGCCGTCGATGAAGCCCGAGGTTTGCGAAACCATGTCGGGCGCGACCGTCTCCAGCTCCTGCGCGACGAAGCCGACGAACGGCGTCCCCTGCTGCGCCACGTAGGCGTGCGGGCTGGCCTCGCTCGCCGTCAGGCTGTCGTTGCCCTTGTAGGTGTACCTGACCGGGCGCATCGCCAGAACCGCGTCCAGCCCGTCTTCGTAGTCGCCATGGACGGTCTTGATCCGCGCGTCAGACGCCGCAGTCCACGCTCCACCGCCGTTCTTGATCGCCTGCCCGGTGCCGCCGACATAGGCGAAATTCGCGCCCAGATCGAGTTGCAGATAAGTGCCATTGTTGAGTTGCTGAAACAGAAAGCCGAGCGTCCCGTCATAATAGACGAGCCCCTCCCGCACCGAGGTCCAGAATGCGACGGTGGGCGATCCGCCAGTGCTGGTGACGTTCACCGTGCTGCCGTTGAAGTTCCCCGATCCTGCGGCCGTCAATGACCCGCCGAAGGTCGCGGCGCTAGTGGCGCGGGCGATGGACAGCGCCGTCGCAAGCACGGCGCCGGTGTCGCCAAAGCTGGTCAGGGTGAAATCCGACCCGGCGTTGGAGCCGCTTTCGGCGGTCGTGTTGCCGAGCGCCATCTGCCAGCGCGTGGATGCGCCGGTTTGGCCGCTGATGACGCACTGCCCTCCGCTCGCCGACTTGATGAGGTTCAAGACCGGGATCGAGGCTTGGAGCGCCAGCGTCCCGGTCAGCGTCCCGCCCCCGAGCGGCAGGAACGGAGCGCCGCCGATTGCGGCGGTGACGAAGGCGGTCGTGGCTAGCTGGGTGCTGTTCGTCCCGCCGGTCGCTGTCGGCGCCGTGGGAGCGCCAGTGAAGGCGGGGCTGGCCAAGGGAGCGCCGCCAGCCGCCGAGATGTCGTTGGCGGTGAGCGTGATCGCGCCAGTGCGCGAGTTGAAGCTCGTCACCCCGGCGCCTGCCAGCGCGCCGCCAGCCCCGGTGATGTCGGCCGAGGTCAACGTCACCGCGCCGCCTCGCCCGTTGAAGCTTGTGACCCCGATGGTCGCGCCGCCAAGCTCCGTCAGCACCCACGCACAGGTGGCGATCTGATTGGTGTTGGTCGCTGGCGCGGGGGCTGGGGCCAGCGGCGTGCCGCTGAACGACGGCGAATTGATCGGAGCGCCGTTGACTCCGGTCACGTCCGCGAGGGTCAGGTTGACCGCGCCGCTGCGCCCGTTGAAGCTGATCACGCCGGTCCCAACCGCGGCCAGCGCAGCCGTAACGAAGGCCGTCGTGGCCAATTGAGTGGTGTTCGTCGCTGGCGCGGCAGTCGGAGCGGTGGGAACGCCGGTCAACGCCGGGGATGGGTTGACCAAAGCGCCAGCCGCAGACACGTCGTTGGCGGTCAGCGTGATCGCCCCGGAACGCCCATTGAAGCTCGAAACCCCCGCCGAAGCCGCCAGCGCGCCGCCAGCCCCGGTGATGTCGGCCGAGGTCAACGTCACCGCGCCAGACCGGCTGTTGAAGGTCGTGACCCCGAGGCTGATCGCGGCGACGGTGTTCTGGACGAACTGGGTGGTGGCGAGGAGGCCGCTGGCGTTGCCGGTGGTCGCGGTCGGCGCGGAGGGGAAGCCGGTGAACACCGGGCTGTCGAGCAACGCCCCGCCCACCGCCGTGAGGTCCGCATTCTCAAACACGACCGCGCCGACGCGCCCGTTGAACGAGGCCACGCCCGCCGTCGAGGCCGCGACCGCAGCCTGAACGAACGCGGTGGTGGCGAGCTGCGCGGTGCTGTTTCCGGGCGCGGCGGTCGGACCCGCCGGGACGCCGCTGAAATTAGGCGAGGCGAGCGGCGCGAACTGCGCCGAAACGCCAGCAGCCAGCGAGTTGACCAGCGCCACCGTCCATCGGGTGTTCGGAATGGTGGCGCTGTTGTCGCTTGGATCGGCAGGCGTCGGCGCAGTCGGCGTCCCAGTGAAGGCGGGGCTGTCAAGCGGCGCGAGGCCGCTCAAGCTGGAATTGCCGGTGGTCACAATCGGATAGCCGCCAACCGTGGCCGTGCCGTTGACCACGGCGAAATTGCCTTCGACCACCAAGCCGGTGGTGATGGTGGCGATATTGCAGACGGCGAGGTTGTTGACGGTCAAGTCGCCGAACAAAGTTGCCCCGCCCACCGACAGATTGGCTTGCACGACGGCGTTGGCGAGGTTGGCCGTGCCGCCAAGCTGCATGTCGCCCGAGACGCTCAAAGTCCCCAATTGCGCCGAGACGAAAGTCGCGGCGGTCGAGGTAAGCGTATCAATCGTTCCCCACGTCGCCGTCAGATCGACGATGTTCGCCGTCTGCGCGCCGAGGAGGGCGAACGCGGCGTTGCTGAATTGCGCCGAGCCGCCTTGCAGCGAACCGACGCTCAGTCGGCCGCCGATGGCCATGTCGCCGCCGGCCGAGAGCGCGGTGGCGACAAACTCGGTCGGGCTGATCGAAACGTAGGGGCCGCCAACCCCGACGCGCTGCATGACCACGGCGTCGCTCGAAAGGGCGGTGGTGGCGGGCGGGTAGCCTGCGATCTGGCGAACGTTGAGAACAAGATCGTCAGACGGCATCGGTCAGCTCGTGTCGGCGCACAAGACGAGAGTCGAGCGCGGCCATGTGTTCCCGGCGCTGTCGATAGCGGTCCAGATGATCTTGTAGTCTTTGCCCAGAACGCCGCCCGCGAGCCTAGCCCAAAGCTTGCGGCCGGTCACGCCAACCGGGCCAATCGTCCAATCGGCGCTCGCGTCGACCGGGGTCGCGGTGTTCGTTTGCACCGCAATTGTTCCCTGTTCGATCACAACGCCAACGGGTAAAATGAACGAATAGTCAAGCCCAAAGGTGCAGCTTTCCCCCGGCGGATGCTCCGGCGTGTAGCGGCGGCTGAGAGGCAATCAATACCTCCAGACCGGCACAGCGCCCATGATCATCAGCACCAGCAGGATGATCAGCAGCACGCCGATGATCCCCATGCCGGGGTAGCCCGCGCCGTAACCGACCGGCCAGCGCGAGCTGATGTAAGGCCCGCCAATCCCGCCAAGCAGGATCAGGATCAGGATGACGAGAAGGATGGTGTACATCGTTCACGGACCTATGCGGCGGGTGTCCTCTGTCGGAACGACGGTCAGCATCCGCGCCACCCAGACCGCCTCGATCCCGATCAGCGCCCCGTCCGGATCGGCGAGGTAGGCGGCGCCCGGATCGCGGATAACGGTCGGAGGCGATAGCAGGGCTGGCCCCGGATTGAGGGGCAACGCGAACAAAACCCGCTCGCGGCCCAGCGGATTCGGGCGTCCGACAAGCGATCCACTTGGCGGGTCAAAGACGCCGTGCGCCGCCGGATCAACAACGACGGCTGGTCGTAAGCTTGTGTGTCGAAGTCTGTCCACAACTAGCGGCGCCGTCTTGAAATGCGTCGTCGCCAGCGTAGCATGAAAAGGGCGGCGCTTGGAGACGCCGCCCTGAACTCGGTTGCCGAAGCCGAAGCACGACACTGGAGGGTGCCATGCCTTGACGACGCTAGCCGAAATCCCCCCGCATTTACAAGCCCTGTACGACGCTTCGCTTGACGCGCTGGTGAACGAGAAGCCGCGCGTTCCGGCTCCGTTCGTTCCGTTCGTTCCGTTCGACCAGAGGTGCGTGACATGCGGCCGGGATTACGCGCCCTTCGGCTTCAAATATCCGACGACCAACGGACCCTATGAGTGGTTCTGCCGCAAGCACTGGGAGGAAATATGCCAACCGTCACTGACGCGCTCGACGTCAACCGCTACCGCGAAATCGCGCACGACGCCCAGCTCGGCGCCAACCTCTGGATCAGTGTCGGACTCGCCGCCCAGCGGGGCGACAAAGCCGCCCTCGACGCCGCCTGCGATCAGCTCCGCACCCTCACCCGGGCAACTTTCGCTCTGGTGAAGAAGCTCGGCAGCGAGGACGGCTCCAATGGCTAACACCCTCCCGCCCGGCTCAGTGACGGATGACTTCTACGCCTACCTTCCCCAGCATCTTTACATGTTCCGGCCGACCCGGACGCTGTGGCCGAAGGCGTCAATCGACAGCGTCGTTCCCAAGGTCGGACGCAGCAAGCCCTCCACATGGCTCGACGCCAACCGGGCGGTCCAGCAACTCACTTGGGCGCCCGGCGAACCGGAAATCGTCCGTGACAAATTCGTCGCGGGCGGCGGCTGGGAGGATCATCCCGGCGCCACCGTCTACAACCTCTATCACGCGCCCGAGCTGCCGGTCGGCGGCGATCCGGCGAAGGCCCAACGCTGGGTCGATCACCTGTCGTTGCTCTATCCCGACTGCTGCGGCGACATCATCTGGTGGTGCGCCTGCCGGGTCCAGCATCCCGAAATCAAGATCAACCACGCCCTCGTTCTGGGCGGCGATCCGGGGATCGGCAAGGACACCCTGCTTGAGCCGGTGCGCCGCGCCGTCGGCTACTGGAACACCGCGACCATCCAGCCGCCCGCCATGCTCGGCCGGTTCAACGGCTTCCTGACGTCGGTCATCCTCGTCGTCGCCGAGGCGCGCGATCTCGGCGAGTTCAACCGCTACAATTTCTACGAACACATGAAGCCCTACCTCGCCGCGCCGCCCGAGACGCTCAGCGTCGATGAGAAGAACATCAAGGAATATCAAATCCCTAACCTCGTCGGCGTGGTGTTCACCACCAACCACAAAAACAGCCTCTACCTGACGCCGGACGACCGCCGCCACTTGGTCGGATGGAGCAATTGCAAACAGGCCGACTTCGGCCGGTCCTACTGGACCGAATTCTGGGAATGGTACGAGCGCGGCGGCTTCGCCCACGTCGCCGCCTACCTCAGAAGCTATGATCTTTCGCTGTTCAACCCGAAGGCCCCGCCGCCCAAAACCCAAGCCTTCTGGGACATGGTCAATTCCGGGCGCCCGGCGGAAGCGGCCGAACTCGCCGACCTTCTGGAAGCGATGGGCTATCCCGTCGCCGTCACCCCGACCCTGCTCGCGATCCACGCCAACGACGACTTGCGGGTCTGGATGAACGACCGCAAGACCCGGCATTTGCTGGGCAAACGGCTCGCCGACGTCGGCTATGTCGCCATCTCCAACCCGGACACAAAGGACGGCCTGTTCAAGGTCTCCGGCAAGCGCCAGACCGTCTACGCCAACCAAGACCTGTCGCCTTCCGAGCAATTCGCCGCCGCCGCCCGGCTGTAAGTGGTGTCAGTGGTGTCAGTGCTTTTCCACCCTGCTAATAAATATTATTTCAGTTAGCAGAAAACGCGCGTATAAGCAGGGTGGAAAAGCACTGATCGGACTGATCGGACTGACCGAAATGTACAGGCACGGACATGGAGCTAACGGCGGCCGACGCTCCCCGACCTACCAGTCTTGGGAGCGGATGCGGACCCGCTGCACCAACCCCAACGATCCCTACTGGCACCGCTACGGCGGTCGCGGAATCACCTGTTGCGCACGATGGAAATCCTTCGCCAACTTCCTTGAGGACATGGGCGAGCGTCCTCCCGGCCTAACCCTCGACCGAATCGACACCAACGGAAACTACGAGCCCGGAAATTGCCGCTGGGCGACCAGAAGCGATCAGGCGAAAGGACGCGCAGAACCGCCTCGCCGCGCCAAGAACGGCAAATTTTCCCAAAACGAAATCCGGCCAGAATTGCCCATAAAATACATTTGGAAATGGGATTGAAGGTTTTCCTTCTTGGAAAAACCATCAACCTGCTCCGCAGCCGAGCCACTCAGCCGACCGGGAGACGGTATTAAATACCACCCTAGGTTGCAACAGAGTATAGCAGGCACAACCAGCAGGCGAGGGAGAGTAAAGGCGCAGCAACACCATCTCAACTATACTTGCGAATACCTTCGCTATACTTAAGGGGCATTCGAGGGAAGTGTGGGGCGCGATAATGCAATCCCTGCGCGCGTCATGGGAAGGCGGACCAGGATTAGGGTAGACTGTTAGTACAGACTGTCATACAGATCGTATGACGGGCTATCACTCCCACCAGCACCAATCATGGTTTACCGGGTCAGAGACGCGCCTGAAATAACGGGACGGGATGAAGTAGCATGGCTCGGCGTCCAACGGATCGCCCCGATCATAGCGCCCACCTTGGCCCACGCGAAGGTCGGGGGGGAGACGGGCAAAGGTCGCGACAAACAGTCCATCCCAGCAGTCGGCGGCGATCCCGAACCGGGGGCCGGGCGCGGCGATGCGGTCAAGTTTGCGCTTGCTGATCATGTAGCCGTCGCGCTCGATCAGGCCGCCCAAGAAAGTCCGGTAGCGAATCTTGATCTCGTAGCGCCGAACCTCGTCGCCCGCTTTTTGCTGCATCAGCGCGTCGTATGCGCATAACGGCTCTGTCATGTCGATCCGCCAGCGCGGACCTTTGAGCGCCAGCAGCCGCTGCGCTACTTCTAACTGCGCCCGCCGGTTGTTTTCAGCCTCGTAGAGGGGTCTCATTCCGTCCGCCGGGTGACGAAGCCAGCCTGTCCGTGGGGGTAGAATTGCCGGGCGACGATGGCGGCGGCCTCGCGAGCTGCGTCCAGCTCGCTATCGGCGGTGACGACGATGGTCTGGGTCCACGCCGGATCGTGGGCGACCGGCGTCAGGTGGCGGACCTCGCAGACGTATTTAGCCGTCTGTTCCTGTATTCTGAGCCCCCTCGCCATTGCGAGGGCGACCCTTTGCCAAGGGGCGAGGGACATTGCGGGCGCTTAGGTCAATCGCGAGTTCGCTGACGCACCGCTCGAAGACTTCCGCTTCGACCCTGTGCAATAACCATTCGTGCTTGTCGACTTCCTCGTCCAGCTCGTCCATCGCCTGCCGGTGCAGCTTTGCCGCCTGTCGCCACAACGCGAGCCGTTTTAGCAGTCGTTCTTCCAGTGTCATTTTGTCCATCCCATGCCAGTATGTGTTCGACGGGGACGCCGGTCAGTTGGGCGATTTTTTGCGCTGTCGCGGCAACTGGACGGAAGCGTTCGTCAATCCAGACGTACATGGTCTGACGGGCGACGCCGATGGCGCGGGCGCGCTCGGCGGTCGTTTCCCCCGGAATTTTTTCGAGGATGTCCGCCATCGGAAATTTCAACTTATGCAGGACGGCGAGAAACTCCTGCTTGACGACCGGCGGCGTGATGTCTTTGGCGAAGCGCGCGAGCGCGTTGAGGCTGCTATCCATCGAGTTATCCACCGTCGTGTGACTGGCTTGACATTGCCGCATGAAACGAACGACACTACACCACTGAGCCGGAGCAACGCAATGAACGAGCCGTTTGACACGACGGAGAGGGCTGAAGCTCTTGCCGCTCTGCTGTCGCCTGTTTTCACCGACCTACCGCCAAACGTCATCGCCACGACGCTGGCCGAGTTGATGGCGATCTTTCTCCGCAGTCACGACAACGACAAAGGCCCGGCCGCGAACCGCAAGATGCGCAAGGAAATCCTGAACCTGTGGTGCGGGATGGTGATGGGCTTTGTCGATGAGGCAGAGTTCCCAACGCCGGAAGGCAGGATGCAATGAACGACGCTCAAGGCGAAGGCGAGATTATCGAGCAACCCGTCACACGCATCGCGCCAGCGCACGACTTTGGCGTGTTGCTGATGGACATGATGCGCGATCAGGCAATCCCAGAGGCGGTCAAGCTTGAAGTTCTGAAGATGCGTAGGGAGGCGTTGGTCGATGAGGCGCGGGAGGCGTTCCAACAGCACTATGCGGAGTTTTCTGCGGAGCTGCCACAAGTCGAGCGTGATGGCACTGTCGAACTGGTCAAGGACGGCGTGTCGAAGGGGAGGTACCCGTTCACCACAATCGAGGCGATGGATCGGGTCATTCGCCCGCTTCTGGCGAAGCACGGCTTTGCCATCAGCTTCACCTCGCGCGACGACAAGGACAGCGTGACGATCACGGGGACGCTTTCAGGCTGGGGCTGGGAGCGGTCGTCAACCTACACGCTGCCGCCCGACGCGGGGCCGGGAAGGAATGCGCTACAGGCGCGCGGATCGTCGCGGCGCTACGCCAAGCGGTACATCACCGACGATCTTTGCAACGTCGTCAGGAAGGGCAAGGACGATGACGGGCGGATCAGCGGCGAGATGCTGATCGACGCGGCGCAGATCGGCGAGTTGGCGGATCTGATCAAGGCGACGGCGACGGTGGAAGCGAATTTCCTGCGCACGATGGTAACGGGCGCGGAGACGCTGGCTGACGTGCGGGTCAAGGATTTTCCGCGCCTCGTTCTGGCGCTCAAAGGCAAGCAAAGCAAGGCGGCGAAGAAATGACCAAAGAAATGACCTACGACGAGAAGTCCTACGATTTAGCCGAACATTTCCTTGAGGACGAGACAGTGGACGACGAGGCGCAGCTTGAGCGGATGAAGGACGAGCTGGCCAAACTCATTCAGACGACGATTGAGGATCAGCTCGCCGCGTGGCGTGAGGGCGGGCGTCCGTGATGAGGCGGCGAGTGGTGTGCATGTTGCTCGCCGTCTTAGCCGGTGGCGCGTCTGCGAGGGAGGCGCAGGCGTGCCATCGGTTCTCCGTCTGGAAATTTCCGTACCCGCAGCGGTGCAGTGTCAGTCGGCCGCAAGTGAGCGATCACAGTTGGTACGTCGAACTCGTCCCTACTTTGAAGTGGGAAGGCGAGCCGCTGTGGGCGACGGTCGCCAATCGGATCGACACAGGTGGACTATGACGTACTTCCAGCGGTTTCGGCCCCAGCATCGCAAGCCTTGGATGGACCCGAAGTTGGGCTACCGCAACGATCCTGAATATCAGCGGCAGCGCGCGGAAGCCCAGAAGACCGGCGAGGAAGCGGCAGTCGAGCAGCGGTGGGCGGCGCGGTGGCAGCGCAAGCTGGCGATGAAGGAGGTTCAGAAATGAAGTTCCATCGCGTCCAGCAAGGCTCGGCGGAATGGTACGACCTCCGTTTGGGGCGGCCCACGTCGAGCATGTTTCATAAGATCATCACGCCCAAGGGCGAGCCGTCGAAACAGGCGATCAAGTACATGTACCGGCTGATCGCCGAACGCCTGTTGCACGAAAGCCAAGACGACCAGCTCGATTTCGTGCGCTGGATCGAGCATGGCAGAGCCAACGAGCCGAACGCTGTCGCGTTGTTTGAGTTCAACAACGAACTCCAGCTTGAGCCGGGCGGCTTTGTGACCACGGACGACGGCAGGCTAGGCGCGTCGCCTGACCGGATGTTGAAGGGCGCCAAGGAAGCCGTCGAAATCAAATGCCCAGCCGCGTTCACCCAGATCGGCTATCTGCTTGACGGCCCCGGCGAGGATTATCGGGCGCAAGTTCAAGGGCAGATGTTGGTTGGCGAGTTTCAAGGGGTCCATTTCTTCACCTATCACCCTCAGATGCCGCCATTCCAACAGGTCCATCTCCCTGACACGCGGTTCCAAGGCATGTTGCGGAGCGCCCTTAGCGCCTTTTGCGACGCCCTCGACTCGGCGACGGAGCGCGCCCGCTCGCTTGGGGCCTACGCTGTCGTGCGGCGGATCGCCACGCCCGCCGACGTCGCCTACGGAGGCCCGGCGGTTGATTTGCAGATCGTCAACCCGGAGGAAGGAACAGCGTGATGAAAGCATTCGAGGAAACCAAGACCACCCTCACGCCATCGGAGAAGGTGCGCGTCGCTGTCGCCGTCCTGATTGACGGTTGGGACATGCAACGGGTGGCGACGCTGATGGGCGTGCCGGTCGAGCAAGTGATCGGCGCGGTGAACGCGATCAAGCAAGTCGCCGAGTCGGACAACGATTTGTTGGATTTTGAGCGCCGCCTGCGGTCGCGCACCGCAGGCGTCTCGGCGGTTCAGCGGGCGTTGACCGAAATTCCGGATCGCGGCGATGCGTAAGTGGGTGAGCTGGGATCAGTTCAGGTCAGCGGCTCGAAAGCCAGACGACCGGACAGACGACGAAAAGGCAGTAGACAACAAGCATAACAAGGGACGGCCACGCGACCGGATCGGGCGCTTTGAGGACCGTGAACGCGAGGATGAGCGCGCCGATGACCGAGACGAGGAGAATGACGCGGATCGCCAAGATGACCGCGATGGCGTTTAAGGCTCCCATAACCCCGGCTTTCCAAGCGGAGCGGTGCATCGCCTCCGCGTAGTTGGCTGTTTCACGTTGAACAGGGCTAGGCGTCGAACTCGTCGGGGCTGTCGTCGGCGGCTCCGGCGTCTGCTTCTCGGATACCAGAACCATGGGAGCCCTGACGCGCGAAGGCTTGGCTATATCGTCGGATCTCGCTTCCGGCTGATCCATCGTTGAAATCCCCTTTTCTAAGGTCGGCGAACATCTTCTGCACCCTTGCGACTGCAATTAACGCTGAAATTCTTTGGGGAAAGGTCATTGTTTCGTCGCGGTCGGCGGCTTCCATGTCGTCAAGTAGCCGCGCCAATTGGGCGTAGAGACGCTCGTTCAAGTTGAGCGGATCAACGCCGCCGCCTATTTTGGGCTTGCTCGCGTGGTGTAGCCCAGCGGCAATTTTCCGGGGCGTAGTCGCCATTGTTGTCTTGCCTGTCGATTGACATGCCGGGCGGTCGTTCGCCCATGTCGGCGAGGAAGTTTACAAATTCTCGCCAACGCTCGCAAACCTTGATGCCGCGACCGCCGTAGCGCGGCCAGCATTTGGTTTTCTTATTGCGGCACCGCTGCCACATTCCCAGCCAGATGTTGTACTCTGTGGTGTTCCAGCGACAATGTTTCCGATTGCCGCGTTCGCGTCGTAGGCAGCCGCACGATTGAATGCGTGCGCTCCAATCGACAAGGGTGTCGTTGCCGCAATCGCACTTGCACAACCATTTCGGCTTAATTCGCGCGGTGCCGCGACTGTGCAAGGCGACAACGGTCAATCGACCGAAGCGTTGTCCTGTAATATCTTTGAAAGCGGTCATGGCCAGCTCCCTCAAAGTTGGCTGTGTCAAGTGGCGGCCGGGCCTCCACGCCCGGTCGTCGCGCTTATCCTACGTCACTTCGGGGCTTCGACATAGTCTCCTGATCCTTCTTGCTGCGGCTGGGGCTTGTCGGTGCGCTCATAGCCTGCGCCCTGCGCCGCGCGTTCTGCGCCTGCGCCGATGACGCCGGGCGGCGCTCCGGCTACTCCCGCAACTCCCGCCGCTACGGGCGCCGCCGCGCCGTAAAGCAGATGCCACGGTATCCAGTGATGATTGCCTAATCTGTCGATCACGGCGAGCCCGGCCCCGGCGACGGTGCTAGTGAGCGCGCCCATGCCCAACATGTGTTTGAGCCCCGGAGGCAGAGCCTCGTACGCGAGGCGAGCGGCGGCTCGCGTGCCTAGAACTCCAGCGGTAGCTGTTCCGCCTGTGACGGCTCCACGCTTGACGTTGCGGCCAAATTCTTCCGGGGTTTTGTCTTCCTCGTTGTGGACGGCGGATTCGATGCCGCCCGCTGCCGTGCCTTTGACCGTGCCTTCGATGTACCGTCCGAGTCGAGGAGCCCATTTTCCTGCGAACGTCGCGGCGCGCGGCCCAAACCTTGCTGCGAGGTTGCCCAGCTCGCCCACCTTCGTCGCAATCCCAAGGGGTGGGTTGATGAAGAAAGGCGCGATGTTCGCGCCGATGTCGCCGGTCCACTCGCCAGCCCGTTCCGCCACCGACTGCGGATCGCCTTCTGACGAAGAATAATCTTTCCAGCTTTTCCCTTCGATGCTTTCGGGGATCATGCTGGCGACGCCTTTTTTCGCGCCTTCGACCAGACCCCTACCGAAGTTGAGCGTGCCTTGAATGGGCGGCGCATAAGGCTCGTCGCCGCCGCTAGGCGTGTCAGGAGCTTCGGCTTGCAGACCGCCGGAGAATTTCTTCCACTCCTCCGGCGTCATGTCTCGGGGCATCAGTCAGCCGCCTTCCAGTTTTCGGGGGCGTTGCGGTCGATCTGGTTTTTCCCGGTCCAGACCGCCCGGACGCCGTTGTGAACGACGACATCTTTCATCGGCCGCGCGCCTGTCACGTAGTCCATAAGCTTGTAGTCTTTGATCGCTTGGAACGCCTCGGCCGAATTGCGGTCGTCGCCGCTCGGCATGTCTTCGTCCTTGCCGCCGTAGGACCGCCAGCGGCTTCGCACCGCGTCGATCATTCCGTCAACGCCGGACATGTGGCCTTTGATGACGTTGCGATAGGTGGCGAGCGGCGCGTAGGACGAAATCGCGCTCGTCTGTTCCCGCGCGCCCGTCACGGTGTGCCTGCCGCCGCTGACGATGGTGTTATACGCATCGTTGTACGCGAGGAAGTCGGTGTGCAGGCCGACATACTTCGGATCGTTGGCGAACATCGACATGATGCCCTCCATGTTGACGTTCGTCGTGCTTAGGCCGCGCTTTTTCAAATCGTTTTCGATGATCCGCAGATCGGTGTTGATACGATCCGCCATCGCGGCGAGGTCTTTCGTCCGGGCAAGCGTGGTCTGGGTGCTGATGTCAACCCTGAACCGCTGCTGGTCTTGATAAAACCCTTGGTTCCATTTCGGGTCGATTAGGTGGGCGAGGTTGCGCAGCCGGTCGGAATACTGCCCCGCCTTCGTGCCGGGCGACGCTCCGGTGCCGGACACGCCGCCGGACGCGGGCATCTGGTAGTTCAAGACTTGCTCAACGTCGCTCCCGATGGCTGGGTTGATCCGCTTAACGGCTGGCAAGATTTGGCTCGGGTCTTTCGGTGGGTTTTGGATCAGATCAGCCATCTTTTGATTTCGGCGCGCGGCTTCACGATACACGGCGTCGGCCAATCCGGGGTGGCGCTTGGCCACTTGGGCGTTCATGTCTGATCCCCGCATGACATCCGTCACGGCTTCCTCGCCGGGACTGCCGGGTGCGAACGGATCTTCCGGGTCGTGATCTTGGGTCCGGGCGGACGGTGCGCCGGGTCCAGCGACTTTATCGCCGGTCACTGGATCGACTGACGGCGTCGGAGCTGCCGATGCGACGGCCGGGCTTCCCGGTTCACGAAGCCCCGAATATCGGCCAGCCTCGTCGTCGCCCGTTTTTTGCGGAGTGGCCAAGCCCCATTTGCTTTCTTCGGCGCTGTCGCCGTCCACCGTCGCCTTGAGCTTTTGCAGATCGCGGGTCCGGTTGTCGCGTGCTTCAAGGAATTTGATCACGTCGCTCGGCATTGCGCCGGAAGCGATTAGATCGCCGAGCGTTCCCGGCTTGCCCACGTCGCCGATTGAGACGGCGGTGTCGTAAAGATCCTCCATTACCGTCTTGCCGTTGACGGGCTTGATCATCTTCCGCACGTCACCCGTCTCGTTGAGCGCGCCGTGGGCCGCGATCACGTCCGAGTACCGGGTCATTTCCTCCTCGGCCCGCACTTTGAGCGCCTCGATGTGGAGCGCCATCTGTTCGCGCGCCAGTTTCATCTTTTCTTCGCGGCCTTGCTGGTAGCCTTCCATGAAGGTGCCCGACCACATCCCCAACGCGCCTGCGATTGTGGCGGCAGGATTCGATCCGTTCTGGCTGAAGTAGCCGCTCAACCCCTTCGCGATGTGGGGCGCCTCGAATGGTTGGGGCAATTTCGGGAATTGCTCCTCCGCACCCCACTGGTGGGAGGGGCGGGGGATCGACGCGCCGACGAACGGGGCGAATTGGGCTTGGCGAGGGGTCGGAGCGCCCGCCGGGGCGGCTAAAGTTTGCCGTCTCGGCTGGTTCCACTCCGGGATTTTGCTGTGGTCCGGCTGGGTTTCCTGCTGCTGCTCCTCGATGGTTGGTATGGGCCGTGGCGCCGGGCGGCCGCCGGACCACGTCTCGCGGAACCTCTGCACCATCTGCGGCAGCGGGCTGTATGCGGTCTGCGCGGCTGCTAAGGGATCATTTTGGAAAGCGTCGCTCATGTGTCACACGATCCGTAGGACAGTCTGATCTAACCGGGCGCGGCTGCGGCCTCCGGGCCTTGCTGAGTGGTGGGCGGCGGCGCGCTCGCTGTCCTTGTGGGCGCGGCGTTGGCGGACCATTGTCCATAGCCGAGTTTGTTCATCGTCGTCTTCCAAGGCCCCAAGCCGCCCTTCTTCATCTGATCGAGCGCGAATTTGACCTGTTCCTGCCAGTATTTGTGGTCCCAAGGCGCGTGGCCGTATTGGCGCATGTACTGGTTGCCCATCGCCGTTCCGTCCGGCGAAAGGTGGAGCTGGAAGCCGCCGAAGCTGGTCGGTTTGCCGTCCACATAGTCGCCATAGATGTTCTGGCCGAAGCTGCTTTCGGTGGCGAGGACGCGCGAGACGACATCTGGGTTCAAGCCGATCTGGCTGGCGTAGTTGCGGGCGAAGCTGTCATATTGCGAGGCGCTGACGCCGGGCGTCCCCCTTTCGGTCGAGCCCATCGGCACATTGGCCGGATCATACTCGGTCGTGTCGGCTGGCTGGGTGTTTCGCATTCCCGGCGGATAGCCGCCCGGCCGCGCGGCTGCTGGCTGGGTCGCAATCCCTTGCGGGCCGTTGCCGAACAAGGCTTGCATGATCAGCGCGCCGCCCGGATGAACGTCGCCTTGCTCCCACTCGCGACCGCCGCCATAGCCCAAGTGGCGCATGTGGCGCGGATCCATCGGCCGCCAACCGCCGCCGGGATGATGGTCGTGCATCTGCCAGCCCTGCATCGGGTGGTGATAGGGCCAGTGGCCGCCGCCGCCGGGATGGAAGCCGCCGAAGTGGCGGAAGCCGCCGCCTTTCCGACTGAGCGCGGCCGACAGGAGCATCGGCAGAACCACCGGCAGCGCGGCTCGGGCGAGCTGGACCAAGGCGGGAGGGACGCTCTGGCCGCCGGTGACGTCGCGCATCATCGGGCTGGGGCTTGGCTGATTGGGGTCCGGCGGGAAAGTCGGCTCCGGCGTCGGGCCGCCCTTTGTGGGCGTCGGCGTCGTCGCGTCGGGCGTCGGCGCGTCGCCGGGCGCGGGCTTGTCGGTCGGCTTCGCCTTGACGGTGATTGCGCGGCCTTGATCGTCGGTCTTGGGCGTTGGCCTGCCCGCCGTTGTAGATGGCGGCCCGCCTTGCTCGGGCGGAAGTCTGGCTGCGGCCGGTTCAGCCACTGGCCCGGCGGTCTGCGGCTGAACGGACGTGCCATAGAACGAACCGGGCGACTGCGCCCCGGTTTCGCCGGGCGTCACGCCGGGCAGGCTCTGATCGCTCGCCTCGGGAGCGGGCGTCATCGCCGCCAGCGTCGGGATCTTGCCCGCCGCCGCCAGATTGGATGCGTCGGCCGCCCCCACGTCGCCGCCGCTTAACTGCGGCAGGACTGGCGCGGGCTGGCCCACACTCGGCGGCACCGGCATCCGGCTCGCACGGTCCATGCCCTTCGGCGCAGGCTGCGGCGCCCACGGGTTTTGCCGCTGTTGCTGGGTGAGCTGGTCGAGCGCGTCCTTGAGCCCGGCGACGGCGCTTTCGGGCGCGTACTGGTTGTTCTGTTGCTTGGCGCCCTGCTGCGGGTCTGATTGCGTCCCGCCGACGCCCGATTGCTGATCCGCCACCGAACCGGCGGTCGGCGGGTCGATAGACAGTTGCGCCCCTATCGAGCCGGTCGGGTCGAACGTGTTTTCCGCCGCGTTGGCTGTCGAGACGGGGTTGACCGCAGAGGCTGCGTCCCCCGCCGCGCTGCCAATTGTGCTGGCGGCGTTGCTCGCCGTTCCGCCCATACCGGTGAACGCGGAGCTGATCGCGTTGGTAAGGCTGGAGAGGTTGAAGCCGGAGCCTGATGAGCTGCTACTGCTCGATCCGCCGCCGAATAAGTCAGCCACGCCCGCCTCCCGCCATTTGCGCGAGCTGCGCGAGCGATGTCGGGCCGCCCGACAGGCCAAGGATGTCCATGAGGAGCTTGGTGATGCCCCCGCCACCGGCTTGCGTTTGCGCCGACGTGACGGTGGCGGGCGGGGCGACGTTCGCCGTGTTGGTGGCGGCGTCTTGGTTGGCGGCGTAAGCGGAAGCTGGCGATCCCAGCTCCGATGACAGCGCCGCCATCTCGCTCGCCAGCCCTTGCGCGTCTTGGGAGATTGCGGCTGGGCCTTGCGGGGCGGTCGCCGTGGGCGCGGTCGATGCGACTGACGGTCCCGGTCCCGGTGATGGTCCGGCGGGTGCGGCGGTGAGTCCCGGACTGACCCCTTCCAGCGACGGGTAGCCCATCGTGGCTGGGGTGCCGAGCCCGCCGCCGAAGCCCGAAAGGAGGGCGAGCGTCGACAGGTTCAAGTCTGCGACCGGAGCCGCCTTCCCCGGTCCGGGGCCGCCCGGCCCGGTGAGCTTGGAGAGCAGCGAGTTGAGGGTGGCGACTTGGCTTGAGCTGAGGCTGGGCGGGCCGAGTGGCGAGGATGTGACCGCTCCGACCGGGGCGGCGTTTCCAAGCCCGCCTAACAAGCCACCCCGCCCCAGCCCCATCTGGGCGGCAAGGCCGAGTAGGCTCTGACTGAGCGGGTTGGTTCCTCGGACGCCGAAGCCTGATCCGCCGGAAGCGGTTCCGCCGCCCCCGCCAGTCGCTGCGCTGGAGCCGGGTCCGCCGATGCCGCCGACGCCCGTCGAGACGCCGCCGCGCGCCCCCACGCCGCCGCCAAAACCGCCTGCACTTGTGCTTGGGCCGGGCGCGTTGACGCCAGCGACGCTGAAACCAGACAGACCGCCGGTTGGTCCGGTCGGCGCTCCTGCGGTGACGCTGGTCTGCCCTCCACCGCCAAAAGCATCAGCTCCATCCGTGGTTGAGCTTGTCCCGGCTGGCGCCCCGCTTCCCATTCCCCCCGGTGCAGACACGCCGGGAGCGCCAGATGTCCCAACGCCGCCAAACCCTGCCGCAGCCGCCGCCGCGTCAGCAGCCGCGCCTAACCCGGTGGCGCTCGGTCCCGCGCTGCTATTGCCTGCGTTGGCGGAAGCGTTAGAGCCGGTGCCAGCATTGCCGCTGCCGGGACCGCCGCTACCGTCGCCGCCGTCCTGCCAAAATACGTTGAACTTCCAGCCGTGGATGCTCATAGGAACCCCAATGCCACTGCGTCGCTGAGTCCGGCCACTACGTCGCCGCTCGCCCCTGCTGCGGCCGTTCCGGCGGCTGTCCCGCCCAAGGCGCTCGCCCCAAGTCCCAACGCTTGCCCGGCCAAACTGCCAAGGGCGGATGAGCCCGCCGTCGAGGTATTCCCGCCGATTTGCTCGTTGATCTGGGGTTGCAGGGCGGGGTTGAGGGCCGGGTTGCCGACATTCGCCGTCTGTTCCTTCCCGATGAGGGCTTCCTCCTGCCCTTTCTGGCCGCCGGTCGCGCTGGGCGTCGTGCCCAGATCCTGCCCCTCCATCGTGGAGCCGCCTTCTCCAAACTGGTTGTAGCGGTTGGTGGTCGCCGTCTTGGCGTTGTTGAAGGCTTGGACAATCGAACTGAGGTCGAACGGCGAGACGCCCCAATTCCACGGGGCGTTGGTTCCGCCGCCGGTCACGTCGGTTGGGTTGACGCCGCCGAGTGGGTTGTTTCCGGACATGGCTTACCCCCCACCGAATAGGTTGCTGACGGCGGCGTTCCCGCCGCTCGACCCGAAGCCCTTGCCCGCCGCGCCCACGAGGGCTCCAATCTGGTTCGCCTGCTGTTGGCTGCTGTTGGCTTCAATCGCGAGCTGTTGGAGCTGGCTGTTCACGTCGTTCCGGTAGAGGTCGTATTGCGCGCCTTGGTCGACGTCGCTCATCTGGCCTTTTTGCTCGCCCTCGGCGAGATCAACGCCGCCATGGGCTTGCGTCGCCATCGTGGACATGCCGGTGCCGGAGCCGCCGAACTCGTTGGCCGTCGCCAGATGACCCTCGCCGCCCGTGTATTCGGCGAACGCCATTTGCTCTGGGGTGATCCCGCCGGAACTGAGAAAGGGTTGGATGTCGATGCTGCCGCCGCCGCCGAACAATCCGGGGTTGGTGTTGTTGCTGCCGCCGCCGAACAGCCCGGCAATGCCCTGTATGATGCTTGCCACTAAAACCTCACCACGTAGCAGGGCGGCAGCGGAAGCGCGCCCACCCGGCGCGCAAGCGGCCCGATGTCATAGGCCGTTTCGGTCCTGAAGCGCCATTCGGTGCATTTGTGTCGTTTCGCCCACGCGACGCTCTCCCGCAGCAAGGTGACAGCCTCCCAGCCCTTGCCGTCCTCGGCGCAGCACATGACGACGTTGGCTTCCCAATTGGACGGGAGCCACGGGACGATGGAAATCAGGGTGACGAGGAAGGCGTCGTCGGTGCGGATCGGCAGGAACGACATCGGCTGCTTGAGGACGATGTTGCGGACCCACATTTCGGCCGCCATGATGTCGAACTCAGGCGGGTAGCGCCGCTGGGCCAGCTTCGCCATCCAATCGACGTCGGTTTCATAGATCAGACGCGGGCGGGCGGGAGCGCCGAGTTCGCTAGGTTGTGCAATTGACGATTGCTGAACGCCCAAAACTTCGTCGCCCCTGAGTTGAGATCAATATCCACGATGGGCGCGGTCGAGGGCCAGAATATCGCAGGATTTGCAGAAGCGAAATCACTGTGCGCTTGTGCGTGATTTTTATTCCAGTACCCGAACGGGACGTTGGCCCCGATGATCGGGTCCAGCAGATAGGGGATGCCGGAGAAGCCGGGACCGTTGGGGAGGGCGTAAGCCATCCTCCGGTGCATCTGGTCGTGATCAAAGCCGAAGGCGAGGCTGTCAGGCTCTAGGAGGCTGGAAACGGCCATGAGAAAACCACCTTTCCGAATGAATTTCATTCGATGGCGAAGATCAAACCCACTGAGGACTGGCGGCGCGCTGACGTTGATAAGGCGCGTGGCATCTTACTAGAGAAATCGCCTTACGAGGTCGATGGTGGGGAACTCATAGGGCGTGACCCTCGCAAAATTGACGTCAATGAATTTGTCGAGGCCGGAATAGACGGCGCGGCTGTTTTGGAGGTCATCAGGGCGAAGTGTCTCGACTGCTGCGTCTATCAACCGGAGGAAGTCCGCAAGTGCGTAGCGGTGCGCTGCCCGAATTGGCCGTACCGGATGGGGACCAATCCGTTCCGCGCCAAGGTCGATCTGTCAGACGAGGAACGGGCTCGACGGTCGGAGAATCTGAAACGGGTGCGCCAAGCCTAACGCCGCCGCACCAGCTCGGAGGGGATTTCGCCGAAGCGGTTGCGGGTCGTCCCGATAGGGTCGAAATCCCTCGGCTCGATCCGATCCATGCCCATGTCAGACGCGCCGTTGCCGCCTTCGATGCTTCCGCGAGGTCCGACGCCCGGCGCGGTTCCCATTCGCAAAGGCCCGGCGAGTGAGCGATTTGATTTCAGAAAGCCGTCCGGCGTCAGAAAACACGCGTTTGGACCTCCGCGCTCGCTGCCGTCAGCCTGACCCTTCGGCCATTCCTTATTCGGCATTACTTCCTCCCGTTCCGACGCCGCTTCGACCGCCCTTTGCGGAGATTGCGCCTGCGCGCTCGCTTCTGCGCCCGTGACGACGGCATTACTTGCCCCCAAGCTTGGCGTTAATTTCCACCAGACTTAACGACCGCCCGTCAAGGATCACTTCGTCGTTTTCGCCGCGACGGAGCGTGTGCAGGGGCACCAATGTGATGTCGAACGCCTTCAGCCCGGCGTAGGCGATCAGAGCCGCTTCAGCCTTGCCATCATCGTTCTTGCGTTCAAACGATTTGCAGAAGCCGGGCCAGCGGCGAATCGCTTCTGCGCGTGCCGCATCTTTCGCGCCATCTTTTCCGGGAGGGATGCCGATGACCCGCTTCCACTGCGGCGACGTGATCCAAATGCTCGGGATGGCGGCGGCGGCGAGGACGCCTCGGACGACGCCTTTGCAGTCTCCGAAAGCAAAAGCGCCAACCGCGCCCTCGCTAGGGCGTGGTCCCACTCGCTCCACGAAGGCTCGGGTGGCGTGCGATTTGTAGACACAGTCTGCCAGTAGTGGAGCATTGATCGTTCGCCGCTGCTTGGGACCGTCGTGCAGGCACGGAACGTCCCAAACGTCGATGAGAGCGCCGTTGTCGTCCATCAGGGCGATCCCGCCCGTGACGCCGATGTCGATCCCTAAGCAGCTCATCGCCGTTGCGATCTGTGCGGCCCGGTGCGCCCGCCCGGTCGTGGCGTGCGGCCAGCTCGGCCCTTTCCGCGTCGGCCGCGCGACCAATCAGAAGGCCAAGCGCCGTCAGTCCACGGCTGACGAACGACGGCGCCGCCGCGACGAGCGCGGCGGGCCATTTACGGGTTCCTCCGGCCGCGTCGGCCGCGTCCGGTCCCCTGCCGGTGTCCGCGCGCCCGCTTGACGCGGGTGGTCGGTCTTTTCGTCGGGAGTTTGCCAGCCGGATCGACCCGGCTGCGAGGGCCAAGCCTCACGCCTCTAGCCATCGCTACCTCCGTCGTCCTCGGCGCCGGGCTCGGGCCGCTTTCCGCGACGCCGGGACAAGCACCATTCGTCTACGCGCCATTAGAGCCTCCGTCCCTTGCGGTACGAGTAAAGCCGGGGCCTCCATGACGGAAGCCGCCAACCTTTAGGCCGTAACTGCCTCTGCAAATTTTGGGTGTTGCGGAGGCCGGTGCGGCGCATCGCCTCCTACCGTCTGCGTCTTGCGCGGATGCGTCGCGCTCGGCGGGTTTGTCTCAGGCGTTTCGCCACGTTGGCCCCCTATCGGCGACCGCGACGCCCTCGGCGCCGTCCACGGCGATCAAACGTAAGCTCGTCAAGCCAAGTCGGACGCATGTGCTTCTCCTATCTGTGGTATCTGCGGCCACGGCGCGCGATGCGGGCCATGACGTCACCTTCGCACTTTCCCGCGCCGTGAGTGGCGCGCTTAAGCACCGTACAGCGTTCTTTCATCGGCGGCTAGATGCAGCCGCTCGTAGGTGAAATCTGGTGAATAGCTGATCAGATCGACGCCCGCCCAGATGCCCGCGCTTTCAATCGGCTGGGGGATGATCGCGTGCTTCTTGCCGGGCGGCAGCTCAAACGCGACGCCTTGCACGCCGCCGGGAACGCCGCCGTCGCCGCTTTCGACCTCGCCGGTGATCTGCACGCCGCGCCCGTCGTTGTCGTCCAGTTCAAGGTAGAGCCGTTTGAAATTCTTGGTGGTGAGCCCCGCGATGCCGGTCCCGCGCAGGGTCTTGGTGACAAGCCGCTTGATCAAGGTCGGATCAGGCTGGGCGAACAGACGATAGAGGTGCGTTCCGTCCGTGCCGTAGGCGTGAGGGGCGCTGTCCTGCTCATAGGTGCCGATTTGGGTCAGTTGAACGCCTTGACTGGCGACGGACCAAAATTCGTGGCCGCGCGTCGGATGCCACATCAGCAACAGGTTTCGCTTGACGCCAAACGGATCGGTGAACTGCCCGTTGGCGAGGACGACGCGAAAGCCGTGCATCGTCGCGGTGGCGAAGGTCGGGAGGTACTGCGACGTGTCGAGCGTGTTCCACACTTGCGTCGTCTTGTCGCCGATGGGCGTGGCGTCGCCGCCCTGCATGAGGAAGAACCCGGCCAAGTTGAACAGGATCATGTAGCGGCCGATGACGCCGACAGGGCGTGGGAACCGCTGCCCGGTCTGCGGGTCGATGTTCTCGTAATTGAAATTCGTGGTGTACGGGCTTTCCGGCGTTCCGCTGCCGGTCAGCGTGACGTTGCTGATCAGGTCCGTCGAGCTGTCGCCGTAGACGAACATGTAGCCTGCGACGGCGTGCAGATCCATGTACGAGTAGACGAGCTTGTCGCCGAAATAGCCGAACGATCCGCCGCCACTGGTGGTTGAGAAGTCGGCCCCGTTGGATGGCGCGCTGAACGAGATCACGTCCTTGCCAGCCACCCAAAGCCGTGAGCTGTAGACTTCCATCGCGTAGATGCCCGGTAGCCCGGTCGGCATGTTTGGGATCGGCGCTGTGGGGTCCGTCTCGGCGAGGTCGGTGAGCCAATCGGGCGCGGGATCGCCGGGTTTGCTGAGTGTCGCTCCGTCCCAGCCATAGAGCCCCGCCGGGCTTCCGAACAGGACGCCGCCTTGCTGGCCAAGACTCGATCCGAAGAACTGCGGTCGCCAGACTTTCGCGCTGGCCCAATATTGCGGGGCTATCGGTTGCCAAATCGCGCCAGCCGCGCGCAGTCCGGTGACGACTTGGGTGTCCAGATCAACTTCATCAATCGTTCCGTCACTAAGAAACATCCAACCCATCGCGCCGGGCGGCGGCGCTCCGAACTGCGGGGTCTGGTTCCCATAAAATCCGAAGAACACGCGCAAAATCGTTGTCCCCGCCGGGGCGGTGTAGAGCGGGGCGGACGGTCCCCAACATGCACGCAGATTTCCGGGGCCGATGGCGAACAGGTTTTCGTCCCACCATTCCTCCTCGTCATCGATGCTTCCCCGCTTCGATTGCTGGTTGAGCCCCTTCCACGCTTCGAGGGTTTGGATTTCTGGGGGGTTGCCGCTCTGTATTGCCATAATCGTCTCGTTGTGTCATACGATGCGTGTGACGGAACGCGGGGCGACAATGTCAGCGGAATTAACGGAGCTTATCGCTCGTCTCATGATAATCGGTGGAACGCTGAGTTGCGCGCTCGGCATCTTGGCTGCTTTGCCGCCAAAGCTGAAGCGGCCGGTGCTGTTCTCCGTCTTGACCCTCCTTAACACGCATCTTTTGCTGACGATTGGGTGTGTGTGCGCCGGGCTTGCCGTATGGCTCCATGTGTCGCCCTATTTGGCCGACAGCAAATTACGCTGACCGAAGCGTAGCGCCATACGGGTTCTGAATGAACTGCGGCGAGACGACGGACGCGCACATCGGCAATTCGGCGATGAGCATTTCGGCCATCGATTGCGCGTCTTCCTTGCGCTGTTGCTGCAAGAAGGCGAGGACCGCCGCCCAGTAGCTCACGGCGTCGGTCCATGGGTAGGGGATCGGCTCGATGTCGGCGTCGGTGAGCAACGGCTGCGGGATGAGGGTCAGATCGACTTCCATTGGCGCGGCGATGGACGGGATCGGCGCGAGATAGAGGCATCCCAGTGGGCCGGAACCGAACTGCGCGTACCAGCCGGGCTGGCTGATGGTGCCGTAGAAGGTGCCGCCATAGATCCGAAAACGCGCTTGGAAGTCGGTCCACACGATCCGCCGCCACACGGGTTTCCATGTGCCTTGAGTGATCGACCAGATGCCGTCAGCGTCTTCCGTCCATTGGCCGCCGATGCCGATGGCGAGCGAGCGGCAAGACAGGATGCCAGCCGATTGCGGACAGATTTGCTGGGCGAGCGCGTTCCACTCGGAGAACGGATAGACCTCGCGGCCGGGCTTGGTTTGCGTTCCGGGCGGAACGACCCGCAAACAGCCTGACATGGCGGCGATGCGGCGGCGCGAGCGGTTGATGTAGTTCGTCAGCCTCGGGATGGTGAAGAACTGCCCCTGACTATCATTTAGATGGCTTTGAACTTCGTCTATGTACTGGGCCAGCACTTTCGGGTTCCTCCGCAAGCGGCGGTTCGATGACCGGCCCCACGGAGTTGCTGGCAGCCGTCGCGGAGCCGTCCTGATTGGTCCCGGTCACGAAACCTTGGATCATGTTGCCAACGTCGCCCTGCTGCATGGTGTAGCTCGTCGTCGTTGCGCCGGGAATCGTCACGCCGCCGCTTTCCCATCTCCGGGTAAAGGTTGGGCTGTTCGTCCAAGTTCCGTTTTGCAAAATCAACTGTTGGCCGACTTGAAGGCCGTTCAGCACGGCGATATTCGGCGCTTGCGTGTTGACCGGCGGGGTTGGCGTCACCGGCGGCAGGATTTCCACCATGCCGTCCGGCGATGGCGGGTGATAGAGCCAGACCGCGCCGTCTGTGGCGATAGCGATCCCCATCGTGGAGACGGGCAGAAATTGCTCAATCGAGGTCAGGTTAGCCACGGTGCTTTCCCCTGCCCTTCGGCCGTTTCAGCGGCGGGACAAAACCGCCGCCACTGGCGATCACGCGGCTTTCCTCGGGCGGGTCCGTCGCTGGCGGCTCGGGCTCGGGCTCGGGCGCGAGTTCTGGCAGTGGCTCGTCAAATGGTGCGCCTAAGCCGCCCGGCCCGGCACCCGGCGCCCAACCGTTGAGAACGATGGGCGCGACCCCCGGCGTCGTCGGCAGGGGTGGAGCCCAAGGCGGCGGCGGCCTTGTCGAGACCATAATGATGGGTTGCATCGGCGGATTGGTGGTGAAGGCCGGGAACAGGCTCGCGGCGGTCGGAACGGTTGCCGAGCCGGGCGGGACGAACTGAGGCTGCGGAACGCCCGCGACACTCGGAGGGACGGGCGCAGGCGGAACCACCAGTATCGGGAACGGCTGGTTGTCGCCATAGCCGACTTCCGGCGGCGGCAACCATGTTCCGGCTGTTCCGAGCGGGAAGCTCGGCGGTAGACTTTGGCCGGCCATGATGACCGGCTGGGGGACACCCGGCGCGCTCGGTGGCGAGGGCGCGGAGATGATCGGAGGCGAGCCGTTGCTCATACCGAAAACGCCTGCGTGATGGTGGAGGTGCCGCTGCCTACGATGACGACGTTCTGCCCGTCAGCGAGGACGGTCCCCGACTGACCGGGCTGAAGGAGCGTCGAGCTCGGAGCGCCGACAAAGCTCCATCCGGCGAAGTTTGGCGGGACGCGACCGGGCAGCGGCCGGATCGGCGGATCGGTGTTCCCGGTGGTGCGCTGCCACGCGCGCCAACACTCGAGGTATTGGTCGTGGGTCGGGCGCGTCGTCGGCGGGCATGTCGTCCATGACGCCTGCCATTGCTGTTTACCGGGCAGATTTCCGGTCCCCATCTGGTGCCGGGGCTGGGTGTACTGCGCCGCTCGCCAATCCGGGCGGTACATGACGACGCTGTTGGTCCCCGTGTCCACGATCCACGCGCCTTTGGGCAGGACACAGCCGCACGAACCGGGGGTGACGGTGCGCGGCGGTCCAAACGGCGACAGCGCGGCGCCGGGAGGTCCGGGGGGCCATGCCGAGACGGGCAGCATCCGAAATCAGCCTCCGAATTGGACGGGCGCGCGGCTGAACCGCCTAAGCTGGGGGCCTCGCGAGCCGTACCAGACGCCCTTGGGGTATTCCTAGAAGGGCGCTCCTCCGGTGATGCCGGTTATGGTGAGCCCGGTCGATGGCTTAGAGCAGACCAGATTGAGCGCAGTAAGCGATAGACCCACGCTGGCAATCTGCCCTTGCGGGATGGTGGAGTACCACCCGGTCCACGCAAAATTTGCATCTTCATGCACCACTAGCGTGATGTACTTGGAGTTGAAGCCGATGGCGGTCCCTTGGGGGCAATTGAGGTCGAAGAATAGTGGAGTATCCCCCAACAGAAGCCCGCGAAAACCGCTATTAACAGGATCATCCTTACCCCATCGGGAAGAAGGATCATTGTTGTACCTCTCCACGGCCATGAAGTCGGTGAGGAGGGTTGTCCAATCCTCGACGGACATGACGACGAAATCGAGCGCCTCGCCGCCGCTGTTCTTCACCGCCGCAAGCATGTTGGGGATGAAGGCGGCACGGGTGAGGATGGGGCCTGCGGCAGCAATCGAAAGGCCCGCCCAATCGGGATAGCCGGTCGCGCCGGTCCTCGCGAGCCCCCCGTAGGGGGTAGTTGTACCATAGGCGTCGGCCAGCGAGTACATCTGCAACACGTTGGCGGTCGGCGGGCCGAACAGGCTTCCCGACAAGGCTTGCAGGGACGAGTTCTTGAGGTCGTTCAGCTTGAGCATCAGGCGGCTCGCGACGGCGATGGCGTCCTGAGTGACGAGCTGTTCCAAGCCCAGCGAGCTGACCGGCGTAGCCAGACAGCACATGTTAAACTCGGCGTTGACGGTCGCGGCGACGTCCTGCGGCAAGTTGAACTGACCGGCGGGACCAATCCACGAGCTTTGGACATACTGCCCGGTCTGCACGGGCTGCGTGTACGGGGATACACCGCCGCTGGCCCGGATGGCGTTGCGCAATAGCAAAGCCAACAAGGGATTCTGTTTGTAGATGAGGATGACGACCATCTGCGCGAAAACGCGTCGGACGGTGGCTTCTAGCTCAAGCCCTATCGGTCCCGATGGGATGATGCCTGCGCCTAGTACGGGCATGGGGGATTACCTTCCTCTGACGCGCTCCTGATCGCGATGGATTGCGCCGAGAATTTCCTTACGTCCCCATGCTTCCGGGTCTGTTGCGATTTCCTTGAAGTTCGGAGCTTGGTCGTGGTGCCAGAACTGGCTGTCGTAGGTTGGCTCCGAAGTCTGCGGGTTTTTGCTCGCCCGGTATGACGCCGCCACTTCATGGCTGGCGACGGCGTTATCGTGCATCCACTTTTCAAGGTCGGTCAGACCCTCGTCGGTGAAGCCGTAATCCTTCTTCACTTTGTTGCGGCTGGTGTTCCAGTCGGCGTTGTCTCTCTGCCGCTGGGCTTCTTCGGCGTCCTTGCGCTTCTTCTCGTCCTCGGCGCTGAAACGCTGCTCGACCTTTTGCTCGATGTCGTAGTCGGGGATGGAGAGCTGCGGGTATTTGCGCTTGATCAGGCGCTTGGCTTCTTTGTTCAGTTGAGGATCGTTATAGATCGACTCAACGAAGTCGGCGGTCATCCGCTTGTTTTGTAAGAAGTTATATTCCTCGTCCGAAATCTGCTTCGGCATCGCCTAACCCTAGCTGTTGTTCGTCTTGCCGGTCACGCTCGGTTGCAGCGGCACGCCGCCTTCGGGCTTAGGCACGACGGCGGGGATCGCGCCCCATTCGCTGACCTCGGACTGCGTATCGACCTGAAGGATGGTGCGCGGCGGGGTCTCCGGCGGCGAGGTGATGGGCGGGTCGTATGAACGGTTCTGAGCCATCATTTCCTCCAAAGATAAATCAGGCTGTCATACGTATCATATGACAGCCTGAGAGGCTGTGTTATCGCTTCGGGCCAGCGGTCGGCGGCAAGCCTTGGTCAGGTCGGCCTTGTCCCGGTGGCAAGCCTTGATCGGGTCGGCCCGGTCGGCCGGGCCGGTCGGGGTGGCTGGGATGCTCGGCATCGGCGTCGATCACGACATAGCGATACATTGCGCCATGCCCGCCGCCGCCGATCAAGACGAGCGCCAGATACTTGCCGTGGACGTCGGGCGGCAACGGCGGCCAGATGGTGCCGGGCGGCAGGACAATCGGATGCTCGGGATGCTCGCCGCCGCCAGTTGGAGGGAGCGGATGGCCGGGATGCTCGGTGCCCGGAGGCAAGGGCAACCACGGATGCTCGGGGGTGAGCGGCGGCCAGATGCCCGGAGGCGGGGTCGGAAGGCCGATGTCGGGATAGCCGGGGCCGGGCCAGACGCCGACGCCGCCTTCATCAATTCCATAGTCCGGGTCAACCGGACCCTCGACGCCCGGAAGCTCCTGATCGGGACGCCCGCCCCGCTTGCGAATCTTCAGAAATCCACTAACAAACGGCATTTCCAACTCCCTTCGATTAAGCCTGATTTATTTCAGGCGATGTTTGGCATAGCACGCCGTCGTGAACGCGCCGCGTACATGGCGAGGAAGCCGCCGCCAATCAGCATCATCGCCCACGTCGAAGGCTCGGGGACGTTGGTCGTCAGCTCCGTCGAGCCGCCGAATGACTGCCCCGCCGCAGTGAAAGTGATCCCGTAGGAGGTTGCATCGGCGGTGAACGGACCAGACCCCGCGATAACCGGGCCGAACGCCCCATCGTCCGACGCCGGGAACGTGTGCGAAGCGAGCAGCGTCCCAAGGGTCGTTGCTGTACCGCCCTCAAACGTGCTTTCGGTGGTCGGGCCGGGGTCGCCAACCAATCCGTTGACGGTGAAAGTCGACCGCGTCGGCCCATTGCCGATAATGTCGGTCTGAAACACGTCGATCCCCAAGACATGCGTCCCGGTGAAAGTCGACCGCGACGCGGCGTCGATTGTGACAGTCGACAAATCGGCATTCGGAAGGGTAGGCGAGCCCTGAACGCTGATCACGATGTTGCTGAAATTCGGATCGCTCGTCACCAGATTCGCGGTGCCGGTCGTGACCCCCGAAATTATGTCGATCACGGAACCGTTATCGAGCACTTCGATGCCGAGAATGCCCGCTGCGGCGGGCACGACGAATGACGCCAAAAACGCGGTCGATAATAGCAATTTGTTCATGTTAGTCCCCTCGCGCTGGATAGCTGGACGCGCATGGGTATCACGATCCCGGCAAGGGCGTCGAGGGCATGGGGGCTTGCGGAGCGCCGCCCATTTGGGGTTGCTGACCGCCGCCTTGGCCGCCGCCGCCCTGCTTCTGCTGCCCGAATAGACGCTGGAGAAGCTGGTTCTGGACGGTGCGGCGAAGCTGGTCGCCGATCATCGTCTTTTGCACGCCGACTGCCGGTCCCATGCCTGCGCCGCCGCCAAGATGACGCGATAGCTGGCTCGCGGCGCGGAGCGCGTCGCGGTGCAACGGGCTTCCGGGTTGGAGGCCGAGCGCGGCCTGCTGGATGAGCTGGATGGCTTGCTGCAACAGCATCCCGCTATCGGCCATGTTGCCCGGCCCCGGCGCGGAAACCTGTGGCCCCATCCGACTTCTCGCGAAGGCCGCCAGCCCACCGGGACCGGGCTGTCCACCCGGCGAGGGAGGAGGTGCGCCGGGCGACGGGGACGGGGGTCCGCCGGGAGGTGGCGCTCCACCGGGGGCCTGCCCCATTTCTGGATCGTCTTGGGTTACGTCGCCGTTCGCCATTCTTCACATCCGAAGGCCGCCTCCGTCGCTAGCGGGGGGCTACATTGACGGAGGCGGTTGTCCCGTCTAGCGGTGCTGCCCCTAGGGGGTAAGGGCCGGGACGGCGGGAAAATAGCCCTCAATGCTTGGTTGCGCCAGCCCCTGCCTTGCGGCGTGATCCGCCGCCGCCTTCCTTGATCCCCAAAATCCCCTTGATCAGTTCTTCCTGCTTGTCCTCCTTGGCCTGTGCGGCCTGCGCCTTCTGACGCTCGCGCAACCTCGCCAGCAGCAACTCGGCGCCCGGCGGGTGGAGCATGTGGATCAGATCTTCGGCATCAATCGCTCCCGCTCGGGCAAGCGCGATTGCAACCTGTCGGTTATCCTCTGCAAAAGCTGGCGACGCTGAATGCGAGTCAACTTGGACTTGGAAATTGCCGGGGAGCTGGGAGAGGAGAAATTCTTGCTTGGTGTCCGCTGTCGTGTAGACGAGCGCGTCCATCGCTTGCATGATTCGGAGGCCGAGCCATCCAACATCGGCAAGTTGACGCTCATAGCGGGAAGCCTGTTTGATAAGATGGGGTGATGATGTTCTAACCAAAGTCTGAGCATGAACGCCTGCTCGAACGCCGCTCTCTCCTTGTCCGGACATGATCGGGCTGAAGCCAGCAGCTTCATCAAACAGCTTGAATATAAACTCCAGTTCTTCAAGATAGTTTTCCGGCGGGGGGTCCAGTAGCTTCTGGGCCTTTGCGTTCGGATTTGGATCGTTAATAAAACCTCCCTCATTGACAATCTTGAAGTATTGTTCCTCGGTGACGCTGGAGAAGCCGCTAAAGACTTGTGGAGCATTGACGTTCCGATCCCACATGACTTTGATGTCGCGCAAACGCTTGCTCAACGTGTCCTGCAACATCTGCACGGTGGAGATGATCGAGCGGCCCCAGAAATAGCCGGGCGTCTCGGTCCCCTGCACCTTGACGAACGAGGTCTTGCCGGGAACGCGGCTTAGGTTTCGTCGTGTGTCTTGGCCTTCGATGATGATCGGCTCATGGCCGTAGAGGCACTGGACCGTCGTCCAGTCTTCGTCGCGGTCGCGGTCCTTGATCCATACTTCGCAGTGTTTGACAGTGGGCGCGAAACGCCTTTGAGGTCGCCAAGGGGTCGGAACAGGGAAGACATTGACGATCCCCGCTGCGCTGCTGGGGGCGTCGCCGACGTCTCCCAAGGGCTGGAGCCCTCCAACAACCATCTGATGGAAATATGTCGGTTCTTCTTCATCGCGGTCTGGCCCCGGATCGTCGTCCAGCTCCTTCATGATTTGCTCGTAGCGCGGATGATCGAGAAGCGTCGTGCGGAGCCGCGACTTTGTCGGATAGCTGACGTGACAGAAGGCTTCCTGTTCGTCCAGATGCAGCGTCGTCTCGCTGAGGACGCCGAAGTTTTGCGGATGCACCATCGCGGTCTTAAAGGTGCCGCTGTCGCCGTCCGGCAGGACTTTGAGCAATTGCGCGCCGTTGACGAGGCTCCATGTGACGGCTTCGGCGAAGGTCACGTCGGCGTCCACTTGGCGGAAATCGGCTGACAGCTTTTCCGCCACCAACATGCTGCGCTCAAGCACGTCCGGTTCTTCGCCGCTGTCGTAGACGAGATTGAAGCGCACGTCGGTCGGCTGCATGAGGAAACCGGCGAGCTTGTCAACGAACGGACCAACCTTGTTGTAGAGCGCGGCCCGGCTGTCCATCGAGCCCATGTAGTAATATTGGGCGGCTCGGGTGTAGATCATGCCGCGCTCGGTTGACGAGGCCATGCACTCGTCAATCATTTCCTTGATCCAAGCGCGAAGATGCTCGGGCTTGCTGGGGATTTTAAGCGCCATCTTTGAACAGTTCTTTTTTCAATTCCTCAAGGCTCGGCAATCCAAGCGCCGGGTCGCGCGCCAATAAGAATTTGTTGAAAACTTCCTTGAGGCGTTTCCGTGGGACTTTGCGGATTTGTTCGCCAAACGCTTCGATCTGGGCGAAGCCATGTTCGCCAAGTATCGCTTTCAGGCGCGGGATCGTGTCGTCGTCGGTCATTCCGGTTCCTTGTCCAGCAGCTCGCGCTCGACCGCGCCTTGGCCGTAGTGCTGGGCGCGTTGAGACGACGGGGCATAGGGGGTCTGGCCTGTCATGTCGGGTACGGCGACGGGGTGCGGCCCGGCCGGAGCGCCGGGCGCGACTAACGGCATGAAGCCCGGCGGATTGTTGGGCGTGTGCAGCGCGCCTTCGACGCCGACTTGGCCCAAGGCTTTCGCCCACGCGGCGCTTTCCTCCGGCGACGCCCATCCGGAATGTTGCAACATCGCTTGGATCATGGCGCGGATCGCGGATGGGCGGGTGGCGTCGGCGACTGCGGCGGTTCCTTCGCTTCCGGCGCGCGCCCGGTCGGCCTTGCGCCCCGCCATCTTGTCGCGCCACGCCTCGGTGGCGGCTTGATCCATTTCCTTATCGACTGCGCCGATCCCGGCAGCGTGCGCTGTCTCGCCGCTGACGGTCGGCTCCATCCGCCCCGTCGTGGCGCCCTCGACGGCTTTGACGCCCGCGTCGCGGGCTCGGTTGTCCATCCACGGCTCGATGCGGGGGGCGGGCTGGCCGCCGCCGGACAGCATTTGGATCAGGTCTTGCAGCGTGAAGCCGCCGCCGCGTCCCATGTCGCCCATTCTACCAAACCTTAATGGCCTTTCTTTTCGACGCCTCGATCAGGTCCGGCTGCGAGCCGTCCATGATGTTTCGCTTGAGAATGTCCAGCCCGTCCAGCCCGAATTGCCGCCGGTTCTGTTTGCCGATGTCGATTGCCGTCTGAAGGATGCTCTGATCGCCTGCCGGGCTCCACGACGCCTGCCGCACGTCGTCCGACTGATCTTTGTAGCGGACCTTGCCTGTGCCGCCCACGCGGTGATCGGATGTGTAGTTCGCCACGTTGTAGTCGTTGGCGATGATGTCCTCAGTGATCTTCGCCGCTCTAACGCGAACGCTTCCGCCGATTGCTGGCGGGTGAAAGTGCTGGTTCATCCTCTGATCGCACGCTTCGCAGCTCGGGGGCGGCTGGTCCCATTGGTCCTGCGTCAGCGTCACTTCCATCCGATAGTTGCACTCGGGGCAGTGATACGTCCGATTGATCATCTTGGTCGTCCAGTTTCAAGTGTCGCATGATACGTGCGACAGTCTGTTCTAGCTCGGTGATCCGGTCCTCGGTCTGCGCCGTCCTGAGAACCATCGGCCCGCGCGTCATGCTCCGCTTCCGTAGTAAATCAGCGCGAGAAGAACCGACAGGAGAAACACATCCGCCAGCCAGCTATCCAGCCAATTCAATCGAGGATCGGGCGTCACGCTGTCAGTCCCTTGACGGCCCACATGACCGCCTCCTCGACCTTCTCGGTGGCGATGTTGGCTTCGCGACTCGCGGGCACATTGGCTTCAATGGCGCGAATAAGCCCAAGCCCCATGTCCTTGATATGCGTCATCCCCGTCTTTTCAGCGTCGGAAAGCACCCGGTACTGGTGGCGCACGGTGTTGTTGACGGTGCGCTCGTCGCTCGCGCTGTCGACTGAGTTCAAGAGTTCCTCCATCTGCAACATGCTTTCGATGCCCGGCGCCAGCTTCGCCGCTTCGGCCCGGTTCATCAGAACGCTTCCTTTCGCCTGCCCGCCTTCTGGTTGATTTTGCGAATATGCTCTGTAAACGCAAACTTTAGCACGGTGTCAGGCGTTTTCGGAGCGGGCTCGCCGTTCACGCTGTCCCACGTCAGATTTCTGGCGATCAGCCCGGCCCGCCGCCACTCCACCCACGTGTGATGCGCGAGAACCGTCGCGCTCACCAGATCGTCGTTCTCGCCGGTGTCCGGCCCGGCGCCGATCCAGCCTTCGTCGTCAACAATCGCCATGATCTCCTGCATCAGGTGGATCGAGCGGATCTCGATCCGGCGCAGCATGATGCTGTCGCGCAAGGCGCTGTACACGTGCTGTTTGTTGTCGTTGTTGGTCTTCCACGCGATCACGTTGCCCGCCCCGCCCATCGTGTCGGCGCGCTTGTATAAAAACCATCTGACAGCCCCGATCATGTTGAGGATGTTGTCGCTGCCGGGCTCGGCTTGCAGGATGCCGCGCTCGGCGAGCTGGCGAAGGTTGCGGACCTCGGGGATGACGGCCGCCCCGACGCCGCTGACCTCGATGTTCGCCATGTGGTCTTTGTAGGCTCCGCACAGGTGCGAGAGAACCCAACTGAACTGGTAGGTCAGCGGCTTGTTTGACTGAAACTCCGCGACTTGGACGATCCGGTCGGCGTAGCAGCGAAAGACTTGCAGGGCGTGGTCGTTAGCGTCCCCCCCGCCCCCGCCCGACGGATCGCCGCCGATGACGTACACGCCCTTTTCCTGCGGCTGCTCGTAGACCCTTAGCATCACCTCTTCGCGGTTCGTCGTCTGTTCGATCCGCGATCCAAGGAAGTCGTCCGCGAAGACGTACTTGTAGCCCTGATATTTCGGCCCGATTGGCGACAGGGCTTCCGTCAGCTCCAAAGTGCGTTGGGCTGGGAAGAACGACGATCCCGATGCGATAAAGCAGCTCCGCTCGTCCCACGGATAGTGACGGAGCATGTACTCCTCGGCCGAAAACTCCGCTTCCCTGCGCCACCATGCGATCTGCTCCGGCTTGACGGTCACGCCGTAGGTTTGCTTGACGAAGCGCGCTTGTTTGACTTCCTCATCGGTCAGATGCCCGTCCCAATAAGTCCGATAGTCCGGGTCCGACTTCGGGATCGAATAGGTCGGATTCGCCCAGAAGCCCACGAAAACGAACCGCATATGACGGTCCTTCTTCGCCTGCTGGCAGTGGTTATAAAACCAGTTGTAGCCGTTTGCGATTGACTCCCAGATGTAGAGCCGGTGAGGGTTTTGCCGGGCGAGCGAGGCTTTCAGGCTTTCGACGCCCGCCAGCGATTTCCATTGGCCGCACTCGGTCATGTGGCACATGTTGAGCGCGCGGGACGCGCCAAGGTCCGGATTGCTGGCCGCCGCCATCAGGTCGATCACGGACTTGTTGGCGAACGCCATGCCGTTGCGGTTGTTGGCGATCAGGCGGCTTTGTCCGTCGCGCCATTGCGGCGGCAGGGTTTCTAGCAGCGACGCGAAGATGCGCCGCAACCGCTCAAGGTTGTCCGTTCTGTCGGCGATGATCGCGCCTTGAACGCCCGGATTGGCGAGCGCCCAAAACAGTTCGATCACGCTACAGACGGTCGTGATCGCCACCTGACGACATTTGAGGATGACAAATTCGTGGACGCCCTCCGACAGACCGAGCGACACGGTGTCGATCACCATGCGCTGCGACATCCAAGGCTCGACGTGCGTCCGCCCTTCTTCCTTGGTGTCGATTTCTACAGCTTGCAGAAGGTCGTAGATACCCTGACGGATACTAGGGCGTGTCGCCATCCTCGGGCGGTTCCTTGTCGAGGTAGATCAGCCCGAAAACGTCGGCCATGATCTTGAGCCAAAGCGCCCGGTCGGCAGGAACGAACACCTCGCCGGGCGCGGGCAGTCGTCCTAGCAGCCCCTCGATAATCGGGTCCAGATGGTAGTTTTCCTCGTTGTTGTTCGGTTCGATGTGCTTGGCCCTCGGCATCGGTTTCCCTCCTGTTCCCAAAATTGCAGTGAACCGCTGCACATTCACGAAATGTCCGGGCCGGTCAATCCAGCGCGAAGACGGCGCAGATGTCCATGGTGGTGACGGTGGGCGAAGTGCTGGCGATTGAGTTTTGCAGCGCCAGATCCCCGTTGGTTCGCAATTCCCACATCATCCAGCCGATGGTGAGGTTGACTTGGCAGATTCCAGCGACACGCTGATAGCGCGCCGGTCGCGCGCCGACTGGCATGGTTCCAACGATTGCGGTCGCGAAGGCCGACAGCGGAACGGACATCGCGCCGACCATTTGGATGGCGCGGCCTTGTTCGACTTGCCGCCAGCGGATGGTGTTGGTGGTGAGGCCGGGAACGGACTCGAAATCATTCCACGCGCCGGGGACGCTGTAAATGTCGCCGTTGCGCCGCTTCCAGCGATGCCCAAGGTAGCCTTGCAGGACCGTCTCCGGGGTGATGTCGTTCGCTTGCGCGATGCGAAGAAGGTCCGCTTCAAACCTGACCTCGCGCTCGATGGCGAACACGTCGTCGCGGTACGCCTCTGAGTTGCCCATGATTATTTGCTCGTGTTAAACGTGCGGCGCGCGCCGTCTGCGCTGGGCGGGGCGCTCCTAACGTGCCTACGGAGTCGCCAGTGGAACCATCCTCCGCTGGCGACCTTTTCATTTGTTGATCGCGACTAACAGGCGACGGCCTTTCTCGGTCAGATGGTAGACCATCTCCCGCCGGTTGAGAATGTTCTTCCGGCCTTCGATCAAGCCCAAGCCTTCCCTGCCGTGCCGGTCGTACTCGCCGATGTCCAACAGATTGCGTGACATGGTGACGGGCGACATGCCCGCCTTCTCCGCGTAGGCTCCGACACTCAAGCCCTCCTCCTCCGCGACCATCAGGAACGCCTGAATTTGCCGCGCCGGGATTGTCGGCTTGAGCTTGAAAAAATAGGGCAGCATCCGCAACGATTTGGTGACGGCAATCATGTCGCCAGCGTACATTTCCAGTTCCTCCTACATCGTGCGCGAAGCTTACATTATCGCCAACGGGTTGACAAGGCGCCCGGCGTCATGTTATCCGTGCGACGCACTGGAGGATGGCGCAATGAAATACACAGCGGACATTTATCACATGACAGCGCAACCCATCGTGGGCGCGAATTGCTCGATCACGCCCATCGAGGCGGACAACGAAGCAGCGGCTGCGCGTGAGGCCGCAGAGTTCGCGGCGGAAGTCTACGCCAAGGGATCAGTTGGCTTTGTCAGTTCGCGCGGGCATGGATTGTTCCTCGCGACCATTGGCGTCTACCAAGGCGGCGGCCTGACGCGCGGCCATTCCGTTTCGATCAAGGTGACAGAGAAATGATGACCAAGCCACGCGATCCCAACTGCTGCCTGTGCGGCCTGCCCTACGAGCGCATCGGCAACAACCCAGCCCCGTTATCGATGCGGAAGGGCGACCGCTGCTGCGACGCCTGCAACGAGGTCGTCGTCGGGGCGCGCATCGACATGAAGGATTTCACCGAGCTGTACGAGCGCGTGGAGCAAGCGATGCTGCGCATGCCCAAGCGCCCCATCGTGGCAGCGATCTGCGCCGCCTACGGCCCCGATCTATGGGCGCAAAAGAAGGCGCAGTTCGAGAAGCTCCACGCGCTTAAGGTGACGGAGAAATGATGATCATCCAGCTCGATCCCGACTGCGACTTTGAGCATGACGTCGGCTTCATCCCGTCGTTCCTTGACGAGTTTGATCCGCGCCCGGCGCGCGAGCAATTTCAGGAGCGGTACGTCTATGGCGGTTGGCATCCGCAATCGGGCTTCATGAGGTCTGGCGTGGCGACGCTGCACTATCCCGGCGATCCGCCGCTCCAGCCGCTGGCCTTGATCCCCTTCCGTCACGAAAAAATCTTCATCTATCCGGGCGCCTATGTGGCGATCTTTCAAAAAGACGGTTCGTTTGAAGCTTGCAGGATGGATTGAAAAAAAATGTGGAAATGGAAGCTGCTGGCTCTCGCCCTGTTTTATGCCGTCGCCCTTGTCTTCGCGTACCCGGACGAGCAGGACTTCGTCAATCATCGCGGGAACTACTCGCCAGAGATGGAAGCAAAAAAAGTGGAGCTGCGTCAGCTTTGGGCTCTGCAACAAGCGATGGATGATTTGCCCGTTCCATCCTGTAAATAGTCCAGTTTTTTTCTGTAAAATATAAGCAAAACGAAGCCGAGAATATGTCAGACGATAGGGTTGACAGTCTCACGTAATACGTTTAGCATGAATGTCGCGCTGAGGTATCGTACACGGCGCGGTAAAAATGGATGGAGCAAATCAATGGACATGGCACTAGACGAAGCCGAGCGCGCGGAGGCTGAACACGCCGCGCAAGTCGACAAGCGCGCGGAGGCTGCATGGGAGCTGCTGAAGCGCGGACAGGATTGGCAAAGTTGGAAGGTGATCGGCGAGGGGCTGCACGAGGGCCGCCTCTGGTCGATGCGCAAGGCTGCGACCAATCAGCCGGTGGGAAAGACATACAACCGCGCCTTTTCCGATTGGCTCGACGCGCGGAAGTGGACGCGCGAAATCGACAGGTCCACGCGCAATCACGCGATGTGGTGCCATGAGAACGTCGCGGCCATTGAGCAATGGCGCGAGACACTGGGGTCCGCCCGGCTGATGATCAATCATCCGACAACTGTGAAGCGCAACTACGAAAAAACTCAGAGCGAAAAAGCCATCGCGAAAAAAAGTGAGCGAGCGAAACAAGTCAAGATCGATTTGGACGAACTGGAAAAAATCCAAGGCGATCTGGCGAAGTACAAAAAGATGGCGGAAGCGGACGGCTCCCTGTTCGACATCAAAAAAGATCCGGTGGCTTCGATAGCGCGCTGCATCGGGGAGAACGTCGGCATCTATCGCACGGGCGAGCTGATCAAGGCGCTCGTTGCCGAACAGGCGCGGCTGAAGGCGGTCAAGAAACAGGCGGGTTGACAAACAGTCGCCCGTCATATAGATCATATGACGGGCGACTCGCGTCCGACATTGAGGGCGGTTGCCAGTGTCGCTATTGCACGGACCATCCTAGCAAGGTTGCGCAGTGGGATACGTTGGCGCTATCCGCGCATGGCCACGCCCACACTTGGACGGTCCACTACCCAGAACTTGACACTTGGCGTTAAGTGTCCTATGAACCATGCGACGGCGCATTGTGCGCCGTCCCCATACGTTAGGATGGAAGACCAAAATGGCACACAACATTGAAAACAAAAACGGCGTCTATAGCTTTGCCTTCACTGGCGAGCGCGCCAACATCTGGCATCGCCTAGGGCAGGAACTGTCCGCCGATGCAAGCCGCGCGGAATGGATTGCAGCGGCTGGTTTCAACTATCACGTGGAAAAGGTTCCAGCGATTGCTTCGCTCAATTCGGACGCATTCGACCATCTGGCGCCGGAAAGGCGTTTCGTTGAAACGGACAAGAAATTTCTTGTCCGCCAAGATAATGGCCACGTGCTAGGGATCGCGGGCGATGGGTACCAGCCGGTCCAGCCGGTCGACATCTGGAACTGGTTTGAAAACTACATCACAGTGGATGACAGGTTCCACATTGACGCGGCCGGGGTGCTTTCGTCCGGCGAACGCCTTTGGGCAACGGCGCGGTTTAATGGCGACATGAACGTTGCGGGCGATAGGCACGTTGCGCGCCTTCTCATGTCCACTTCGTTTGACGCCTCGCAAGCCACGCGAAACGAGGCAACGATGACGCGAGTGGTTTGCGCGAACACGTTGCGCGCCGCTCATATGTCGGCGAAAGCACTCATCAAAACGCGCCACAATACCGCCTTTCGTGGCGAGACCGTGGCGCGCGAGCTAGGGCAGATTGCATCAAGCTTCGCTGAGTTCAAGGCGATGGGCGACGCGATGGCGCAACAGGCGATGACGCGCGTTGAAGTTCAATCGTTCTTTGCCACGCTGCTAGATATTCCAGCCGACGCGAAACCAGCCGACATTTCGACGCGCAAAAAGAACATGGCGCAGGATCTAGTCACCGCCTACAACACCACAAAACGCGAGCGCAACTCAAATCAGGATGACGTTTGGACGGCGCTACAGGCGGTGACGCGCTACGTCGATCACGACCGCACGGTGCGCAATGCGGAGAATGAGACAATCGGGCGGTTCGATAGCGGGACGTTTGGGTCCGGCGATGCGATGAAAGGGCAAGCCCTTAACTTGCTTCTGCCGATGGTCGATCCTAGCTTGTTCCGGCGCGATAAGGTTCTAATCCCGGCCTGACCTAACGCAGCAGCAGGGATCGGAAGTGAGGGCGCCCGGCGCAATCCGGGCGCCCTTTACTTTTGGCCCATTGTGTCGTATGGATCACGCGACGCGGCATTGTGTCGCGTCACCATACGTTAGGAGAATGGACAATGGCTTTCACTCCAATTTGCGTCGCCTGCGCGCGCGAAATGCGATGTCGCCAGAACGATTATCTTTTCGCCGACTACGGCGCGGCCGCGCTGTGGTCTGGCGACATGTTTGAGTGTGAGGGTTGCAAGGCGCGCGTCATCGTTGGCGTTGGGCGCGATCCTGTCGCCTTTGAACCGTTCGACGCTAGCCGCGCCAACCTTGAGCTAACGCGCGGCGGGCGCGAGTGGACGGAGGATCGGATTGAACGCCACGTGGAACGCATGACAGACCATCTTGACCGCGTTTTCATGGCGCATCAGATCACACAAAAGCAATACGATGATGGGATAAGCGAGCTAGCCCGATGGGCGCAAGTCCGCTTTGCGAGGGCAACACAATGACCCCGGACAATCCGCGCGTTAGGGCAAGCCTCATCTGCCCTCTGTGCAACGGCGCGAAGGGCGCCGGGCTTGTCGCCTGCTGGCCATGCTTCCGCAGCTCAGGGCTTAAGCAGGGCGATCCGGCCGCCGAGCGGCGCGTTGCGGCGCGCGAGGCGGAACTCGGGGATGATCTACCGCTCCCATGGTCCGCGTGTTTCGACGTTTCGTGGCGTATGTACCGCTAAAACGACTAGCAGTTTAAATCGCCTACAGACCCCCGCTATGGGGGTCTTTTTTTGCCGGTATCATTCCATCTGGATTGCAGACCCCCCAGTCAGCGGCGCGCGCAAGCCATCGTAAGGGCCAAAGTTGTTACAACTGTCGCGTCGATTGTGCGACATCGGTTTCTAACATATTGGGCGAAAAGCCGAAAACCGCCTTCCCATGACGCGCGCAGGGATTGCATTATCGCGCCCCACACTTCCCTCGAATGCCCCTTAAGTATAGCGAAGGTATTCGCAAGTATAGTTGAGA